TCGGCAGTTTTGTTAATTTTGATTGTTCCTGTTTCATAGTCCTCTTTCACCTTGTTTTTTCCTGCTTTGATTGTATATACGGTCGGATCAACTGAATAACCTGTTGGAGCCTTCAATTCCTTTGCGTAATAAGTCTTGTTTGGCAGCTTTACAGAGCCTTTTCCATTGCTGCCGATTTTGATTTCAGCAACCTTGTTTTTGCAGGATTTATCGCTGTAGATTCCATATACCGCAGTAGAATTATCAACGCTTGATTTTCCCACAAGATCACCGTTTGTATTATACTTATCTATCTCAAAAGTCACATCGGTCTTTGTGATCCTAAAAGCCGACATATTCATAGCGGTCGCTGTTTTACCGTCGGCATTGTTATTAATTACAACGCCCTCAGAGCCGTTAGCCTCAATTCTCCAATGAGTACCGCCTGCACCTTTTCCGTCACCGACCGTTTTGGAATTGATAAGACTTTCCGAAACTCCAATTGATTTCAGATATGAAACAACATCGGAACGGCTGTCGAACTCACCCATATATATCCATGCATGGTCGATACCACTGGGGTTTTCAGCAACAACTACCGAACCGGGAGTAATATTTGAACCGTCGGCACACTCCCAATACGGACGGTCCGTGGTCTTAATATTCTGCTTTTCAACATCGACTTTTGAAGTCACACCGTCATAAGTGATTGTGCAGTTATCGCTGACTGTCAGCCAGTGATCGGTATCCACAGGAACGGGGTTGTTCCATGAAAATCCCGATGTTTTGTATCCAAGCTGCGTCAGCGTATAGTACACAAGTCCCGAACAGTCGATGCCGAGATTATTTATCGTCTGCACCGACAGAGGAGTATACTGTCCCTGATTGTATGCGTACCAGTACCCCTTATTCCCAAATGTATACGGTGTTCCGAGCAAAGTTGCCGCCTTTGCGATCACCGTATCGGAAGACGGAAACGCAGAGTTTTCGGTCGAAGTACTTGCGGCATTTGCTGTTATCGCTCCGCTCACAGATGAACCGAGCATAGAAAAAGCGCAGAGGCCTGCCATAAACCCTGCGCCAAGCTTCTTTAATATTTTGGATTTTTTAAACATAAAATGCATTTCTCCTTTGATTTTAAATTACAACACTTTACTTTTTATTACATCGTTATTTCCGGCTCAGGTTCATCCGCCATTTCCTCATCGGGAGTATTTTCTACCTCAATTTCCGTAGCCTGCATTTGCTCCAATACGATAATGGGAGTTTCAAACATTTCGGAATATTTCTTGATCTGATCATCGGTAAGTGAACAGCTGTCCCATTCGCCGTATTCGTTCATATAATTTCCTGAAACAAAGAAAGTTCCATGTACAAGAACATTTCCCACAATACGATTAGGCTGTGAACCATTAAGCAGGAATTCATCGTTGCACCAAGCAATCGCAGTTTCTTTCGGCTCAAAATATATAGGTTCGATACACCCTCCGACTATTGCCTGCATATCGTGAATATCATCGCCGATTTCCTTTTCATACGGCGCTTTTTCAGGCTCAATAACAAGTATTTTCATTTACAAAACCTCCTCATCTTCATTGCAATAATCCCACAGTGGACACTCGTTACAGTCATCATACATTGAACATGTTCGCTCTATTTCTTCCTCCGAGATACCGCAGTCACGGCGTTCTGTTTCAGGAGCATTGCGCCATATCGTAAGCGTCACTCCGCTATCATCGCACTCCGTTTCCACGCTTACGGGATTTTCGTTTTCATCAAAAAGCCCCGAAAATACGGTAGTTCCGTTGGTTGTGAGTACCTGTGCAAAAATTATCTTTTTCATAAAATTATACCTCCAAAATTGTCCGTTTCATCGTCAAACAGCGAGAGCTGGCGTACCGCCTGTAATCTCTCGCTTGTATCGTAATTGGATATGAGGAGTTCCGCATACTGACAGCCGCCGTCGTATCGCTGCGCCAGATTATTCACTCTGCTGATCTCCTCAATGTGAATATTAGGTTTATCCCAAAGTTCACGGATTTCAGGACAGTCATTGTAGGAAACAAGAAACTTGCCCTTGATATCCATTAGCGAATCCCTGAGCCTAATATGATCCTTGGTTTTAAAACCAACGTCTTTGTAGTAGTTATCAGTTGCAAAATATGGCGGATCGCAGTAAAAAAAGCTGACGGGGCGATCGTACTGCCTTATCAGCTTTTCAAAATCCTTGTTTTCAACTACTACCTTCTGCAATCTTCTTGCCGCCAAGTCTATCATCGGGAAATCCGACTAAATAGAATGCGGCTGACTTGCAAAGCTGTCAAGTCCACTTGCGTAGCTGTATCTAATAAGCTGATAAAACTTCGCCGCCCTGTCAACATCACGAAATCTGCTGAACAGACCTCGCTTGTGAAGACTAGCAATCCAGTCGAAATCTTCACGAGAATCGAGGACATAACGAAGCTTGTATTTCAGCTTATTCGGTTTATCTCTTACACAGCGGTACAGGTTTGCAAGGTTTCCGTTAAAATCGTTGTACACCTCAAAATCCATACCGGGCGGTTTGCGAAAAAGCACCCAGCCTGCGCCCCCGAAAACCTCGATATACCGTTCATAGTAAGGAGGAAAGCGAGCAAGCACGTCGTCCCTGAGAGCTTTTTTCCCTCCCACCCATGACATAAAACTATTCATGTTTTCCCTTTCTGCCGTATGCCAATGACAGAAAGAAAGTCGCTTTGCTAATTACAGAAGTTTTCTGTCATTGGCAAAACGACTTAATTAAATATTAGATTTTACGCTTAAATATTTGATTTTACGCTGTTTTCAACCCTTGATGATCGGATCGACGTAGCTGAAAATTATTCTTTTCTGGTCAAGATAGCCGTTGGCTTTATTGACCTCGTTGCACAATTCCTTGTACTGCCTTTCCGAAAGTACGGGCTTTGTGGCTCTCAGCATTGCAGGAATACTGCCGAGACAAAACTTGAAGTCCACTTTAGCTTTAATTCTGTTTGTGTGCATCACTTACCTCCTTGTCCAGACGTGCGATCTCTTTTTCCGCTGCCTTAAAAGCCGCAGCAAGACTGCCGACCGTCAATCCGATAACCCCTCCGATTATCATTCCTATGAATAAATACGTCATTACATCATCTCCATTCCTAAATCTTCGGTTTCTTCCTTAGGACTGCAATCTTCATTCTGTTTTTGTTCATTTTCTGAAACAAAACCGCCAAGTCTGTTTGGAACATAATCGGAAAGCCATGTACCGCCGAACTGCTCGTGAGTCTGCAATCTCCACATCGCAAGTTTACCGACATCAAGCTGAACGTCATCAAACGGAAACAGCAGACAAGTCAGATTTTCATTTTTAAAAGTATATGCTTTTTCAAATCGACTTTCGTTCTGCAATATTCCGCTTTCCGTCAGCATATCGTTTATGCCGTCAACCCATTCTTTAAGGTCGCCGCCGCAGCCTTGCAGTATAAGAGCCTCGCTGTTATTCATTTTTCTCAGATCGTGTAAAGTAACGCTTATTATCTCCATTATTGCAAAACCTCCTTCCCATAATATTTCTTCAGCAAATTTATGACGAACTGCTGCCCCCTGCCCGTAACAAACGTCTGCTGATAAGTCTTTGTCATAGTCGCAGTTTCAAACACCGACTCCTTTACGGAAAAATATCCGCGGTCGATAAAAGCCTGATACGGCAGATTGTTTGCCATAAGCACACCTTTTCCTTTCAGCCAGCCGTAAAGCTTGTTTCTGCCGACGGGGATATTTTCCGCTCTCGCAAGCTTTGCCATAGCGTTCATATCAATCAGATTTTCTGTGCCTGCAACCTGTTCCGCAAACTCCACCAGCGGCTGATCGTGGCGGATTCGTTCGTTCAGCTGATTTATCGCCATCATCTGCAAGTGAAAAAGATTTCGGTACGGCTCGTCAAGGAACGGGAGATAGTTTTCTATGAACATTTCTTCGTTGCCGACGTAACCGCCTGTCCTCCTCAAAGTTGGTAAAATCGTGGCTGTCACCCAACGCCTGAACTCTTTGGCTCTCGGCATTTTGCTTGAGAGAACTAAGCTGTAAAAGCCGCTTTCATTGATGATAGTGGTCTTGCTCTTGTAATTTGAACCACTGTCGGAAATCACGACGGTGGTTTTATCCTCGGTATCCACATGACGTGAAAGAGCGTCCCTTGTGTTGGAATACCCTAAAATTTCCGCAACATCTTTTCCTACAAGCCACGGTTCGCCGTCCTTAATGACTGTTCTCACTTTTCCGAATTCGTCATTTTCAAATATTTTTATCATATTCTTCATTTGCGTTTTCCTCCTCGTCAAATTTCAGTAAATTTCTTGCAATAGCTTCAACCACATTTACCGTAATTGAATTTCCTGCCTGCTTGTAAAGCTGTGCATCGGACATACCGACAGCCTCAACCTTGCGGAACTGCTCGGTTGTGAAGCCCTGCAAACGCCAGCATTCTATGGGCATAAGTCTGCGGATTCTGCCTTTGTGTACTATTCCGTGTCTGTCCGTAACCGTGAGCGTAAACATAGGCTCATCGGGATTTTTTATCCGTCTGCCGTTCTGTCGGGTAGTTTCCTTAAATGGGTTGATTATTGCCCTAGGAGCTTCTTCAAGCACTCCTGAACGTTCGCCTTTGTGAGTTCCGTTTGTTACTCCCAAATCCATTCTTGTATGCAGACATCGTGCATTTTCTGTAATCTGCGGATTTTCGTTCAGATCGCAGAAAACAGCGGAGTGTTCCCCTTTATGCTTACTCACTCCGCTGTCCTGTCTTGCTGTTATGCACCTTGCAATATCTGTCATCTGAGGATTGGGATTGCAGTCTATGAAATAAAGTCCTGTTTTACCTCCAAGACCGCCCGAACCGCTGCATTGAGTAACAGCAGTGCCGTCCGTAGAATACACACGCTGTCCCTGTGAACCGCCAATCAGCTGTTCAGGTTTTCCTTTTTCGCAATTTTCCTCATCATTTCCTCCGAAAGCCAGTATTTCTGAGGGACATCTGTCTCCAAGATATCCGATAAGGAACAGCCTTCTTCTTGACTGCGGTATCCCGAATCCGGCAGAGTTAAGCACACGCCAGCACATACTATACCCCAGTTCAGAAATCTTTTCAAGGATGATTCTGAAACATTCCCCCTGCGATATACCAAGCAGGTTGGGTACGTTTTCAGCGATAAAGTAACGGGGGCGCTTGGCTTCAAGGATTTGGATATAGTTAAAAAACAGGTTTCCTCTATCGTCCTCAAAAGCGAGTCTTTTGCCCGCAGCACTGAAACTTTGGCAGCACGGGCCTCCAACGAGCAGATCAAAGTCCGGCATACCTCCGTAATCGATTTTTGTGATGTCCTCATAAAAAATCTCCCCCTTTGTGTCATACAGCGTTCTGTAGGCTTTCTGCGCAAAACGGTCGATTTCGCACCATCCGACGCACTCAAATCCACCTGTCTTTTCAAAAGCCGAGCGGAATGCGCCGATGCCTGCAAACGCTTCAAAATATTTTATCATTTATCACCGATCCTTTCTTTTTTGCAATAAAAAAACGGCTAAGTTCTTTTCAAAACTTAACCGTTACATTGACATATTCATTTCTTCGTTTTCTTCAAGATCTTCCGTTTCTGTAATTTCCTCGCACTCAATATTTTCCTCTGTTTGCTTATCAATCTGACTCTGTTCCTGAGCGATTTTATGGAACTTATCCACATCGGGGATAACCCCAAGCGTTCTTCCGTTATCAAATTTACAGTGCAGAGTACCCGCATCGTCCACAAATTGAACTATGCCTTTAGTACCTGGTGGAATCGGACGGGGATCGTTATCCATACTGTCAAGGCATATCCGAGTTCCTTCGGGATATCTCTGCCTGAGCATTTCTACCTTCTTTTCGTTGTAAATCATATAACACCTCACATCGTCATTCCCATATCGGGTTCTTCGGTCATGTCCTCGGTCTGACTGCTGTTCATTTTTTACTTGATCACCTCCAGTCGTTTTAGATTCCCTTTTTATAGTATATTTGTTATCAAGCCTCCTTTGAAATAAAAAAAGACCGCTTTGTCGTTTATCACATTTCGTGATATTTGACAAAACAGCCTTCTAAACTTTGTGAATGTTTTTTCATAAAAAATCGGCAGGCTTAGAGCAAAATATACTCAAAGTCTGCCGTTATGTTCGATATTTTTTGTTGTGTAGGGTTCGACTCCCTTTTTTTCGTGAAAACTGGTGAAAAGCATCCACGGTTTTACATTAAAATTTTTTGTTTTCTAAATATCAAAAAAGCCCGTAAACACGGGCTTTTTAAGGTGAGTATCCATTTGGTATCACCAATATGGTTGCGGGAGCTGGATTTGAACCAACGACCTTCGGGTTATGAGCCCGACGAGCTACCGAACTGCTCCATCCCGCGATATTTTTTGTGCTCTCTCTTGAGTGCTTATTTATTATATCACAAATGAATGTGAATGTCAATACCTTTTTTGCAATTTTTTTATTTTGATTGAAAACTCTTGACTATTGTATCCAAATCGGGTATAATATATACGATATCGGGGTGTGGCGCAGATTGGTAGCGCGCTACCTTGGGGTGGTAGAGGTCGTCGGTTCAAATCCGGTCACTCCGACCAAAGCAAAAGGCTGTTGCATTTGCAACAGCCTTTTATTACCCATTATTTATAAAACACATAGATAATTAAAGGATTTATATAAGCTAACAAAAAAGCCAAAGGTAACAAGATATCAAGGTTATCACCATAGTAAAGAAAATCATCAACGAACAAGAGAATAAGAACTAAAATCAAAAGCAAGAATAAAATAATAGGGATAAAAGCCATAAAATCACCTCATTTCATGCGAAACATGACGAATACGAAGAAGAAAATCTAAATATTTTCAAACGCAAGAATTTTTTCATGTAATTCAGAAGCGAATTTTTCAAGAGCAGACTTAGACCAAATTAAATTCGATTGATTTTTTTCGAGTAAATCAAGGGTATAACTATAAGCGGCTTGATAAATATCATATTCGGATATAGCAGTAAGATTAATCATACCTTTTTCATAATATGAATTCATTGCATACATAAGCTGAAAGCATATCCTACTTAGTTTTTCTTCATTTTCTTGTGCAGTGACATCATAAGGGTTATTCTCTAAAATAAGACCTTCCTTTACCCATTTTGCATCGTAAACACGATACGCAAAAGCAAGAATATAATAATTATCAATAGTTTCAAGTTTTTCCATATGAATCAATCCTTTAATGTATATCACAACAAATTAATAGCAACCCAACGTTTTGCACTTACAAGATTTTTGCAGGTTATTAAAACTGTGTAATCATCGCAATCTATAACATCAAACATACCGTTATCAGCTAAAACTATCCAATAAAACTTATTTTTACCAACTTTTAAAAAATATGTGGTAGGATTTCCGTTATAATCATCACAATCATGCAGTACGTTCCATTTGTTTTTCATTTTAATCAACCTTTCAACTTGACATTTAGTAAAATTTGTGTTATACTCGGATTTACAAAGCGGAGGATATCCGAGTTTGTGTGTGATTATGTAGTCGGTGTGTTTTGACGGATAGCCGACTACATTTTTTTATGCTTCTTCAAGCATTTGTTTGAGTTCGTTAATCAGCTTTGATAAAGCTTCATATTCGCAATCAGCATGAATATTATAAGCCTTTTCGATAATAATTCTAAGCTGTTCACGCTTTGCATACTTTATCGCAAGTTCTGTAGCTGTAGGCATGTTCTGCATTATCCTCACTCCTTTCAATTTCCTCCGCTGTGAAAGTTCCCTTTTCTCCTTCACTATATACATTATATCATATTACGTAATACATTTCAATAGACAAAATAAACAAAGTATTGCGTAATATTTTAGGAACATTGTATATTGAGTAATACACTTAAGAGTGATATAATAAAAAGCGAAAAGGTGGTGATAATATGGCACAAAGAAAATTTCCAAAAGGAACAGAAAAAGAACATCAAATAAAAAGGCAAAATGAATTTATAGCAGAAAAATATGATAGGTTTACATTAACTTTTCCAAAAGGAATGAAAGAGAAATATAAAGAATATGCCGAAAACAAGGGAATGAGCCTAAACGGCTACATTAACGAACTTATAAAACGAGATATGCAGGAGCATTAAGCCCCTGCATTTTTTTATTAATCATTTTCCTGCTGTTTTGAATAATCTCTCATAAATTGAGGGGCGGAACAATTTTCACAAACAGTTGAATCCGTAAAATGATAAACACATTCCTCACAGTAACCATAACAGCCGCACTCAAAAAAACCGCATTTCTTATTATCGCACTTACCAAAATCAGTATTTTCCTTGCACCAAAAATTAAACTCTTTCATTTTAAAAAACTCCTTTATTCAAATTTGAGATTATTCACAGCTTTGCACATTTGGTTGAAATTGCTATGTACATAACGCTGGGTAGTTGTTATATCAACGTGTCCAAGCAATGCTCTAAGGGTTTCGATATCTGCACCGCACTGAATAAGATACGTTGCATAGCTATGTCTAAGCTTGTGCGGGGTGAGATACTGTAAATCAGGATACTTTGTTTTTTGTTGCTCATAGAACGTTCTATAGAGCCTGTTATAACGTCTAAGGGATATTACTGTATGCGTTATAGGCGAAACGAACAGAAAGCCGTCTGAGACGTCCTGAGAGCGTATATGATGAAGAATAGCTATTGCATTACTATGCAAGGGGATAAGTCTATCACGGCGAGATTTTGTGGTCTGTACAATCCTATCACCGCATGAAGTATGTACAAGTGTCTGACAGACTTTAAGATATCTGTTATCAAGGTCAATGTTATCCCAACTAAGAGCGAGAAGTTCACCACGGCGGAGACCTGTCCACAAGTCAAGCTGAAACATTCTGCAAACACTACTATCATCATCAAAAAGATGTACGAGATTATCGGGGCTGAAATATTCAGCTTCTTTTTTTATACGTTTTGGAGGTTTAACATAGTCACAAGGGTTTTTGTCACAATAACCATTAACTATAGCTTCACGGAATACACGTTTAAGTAAGAAATATGAACGTCTTTGGCGGTCATTACTGTAAGATAGGGTGGATTTAAGACAATTCTGAATATCAATAGGCTTTACGCTCAGAAGCTCCATATCGGCTATATAACCGAAGTGTTTTTGATTTATATAGTAATAGTCCTTATAGCAATCATAGGCTATCACATCAACGCAGTATGCGTTGTAGAACATCTCAAACCATTCTTTAAAAATCATAGGACATCATCATTTCCATTCTCTTTAAGATATTGAAGTATATCATTGCAGTTCTTTTCGACTTGACTTGAAAAGGTGAAACTACTTTCATACTGATAACAGACATTAGCACGAGGGGGGGAGACTATCGGCAAATCATCTTTGAAATCTGAATTGCAATAGATATCTTTAGTTTTACGGACTATGTTCTTGCTACTCCAGAAGAATTTACCGAAGATTTTTTTCACGTCCTTTGTTATGTACTTAGTGACATAAAAAGCTAGGTTTGACATCTGCCCGTAAGTCTGAATAGCGGTTGAAAATCCATATTTCCAATCAGAAACATTATACACTACAGGCAAATCAGATATATCACAGCCGAGCTTATCACATATATGCAAGCGTTTTATAGTATCAAGTTTAAGGGGCTTGTCATGACCCTTAACAAGACGTGTACCACTATCAACGAACTTAAAGTCACAATCGTTTATAAGAGCGTGGCAATGTATACCGCCTTTTTTGTGATACTCAGGAACTAAGATATATTTAAGCCCTTTTCTACTAACTGCATTTTCAAGCCATTTTTTCAAAGGCTTTATGACTTCTTTAGGGTTTGTGCGGTCAAGGTTATCACCATTAAAGGTAATAGTAAGGAAGTATTTCCAATCATTTTGATAAACTATATCAAAAATACTTTGCTTTGCTCTTTGAACACTATCGGAACGAACTTCACCGCTTTGTGACTGCTTATCTTTAAACTTACGAGTATCAAGCATATCAAACATTATGTTTCCGTTTTCGTCCTCATACTCAAAATAACATATGTAATTTTCACGAGCCGTTTTAAGTTGCTCTTGTCTTGAACGTTCGTCAATACTATGCTCATGCTTGCAGTGATACTCAAATGCAGGGTCTTTAAATATGTGTCGGTCAGAACGTGTTATAGTGTAACTGCCGTCACGATATTCCTTTATCTTTGTATTGCACTTGACCTCTTTAGAGGACGTTTTTAGGGGCATTTATATCAACTCCCATTTATTAGGTGAGTGCTTTTTGTGGCTAATATCAAGTAATAGCCACACGCACCGCAGGGCGGCGCAAGCGCTCGCCCCTGCGGTCGCTCGTGGCTATACGCCACGCCTTTTTCGCAGGCTTCTGCTTGTCTTTCTATCATGCATTATGTCACTTGTGACATCTACTCCACGATTAGCAAGTATTTCCGTGTCGCTGATATACTCCTTATCAAGCATATTATCTACAAGCTGAGAAGTATCATATAGTTGTCGGCTCTGATTAGTCTGCAAATACAAACGGCTGTAAAGCTTTTTCGGCATATATGACTTATTCTCCGTATACGCTTCATACTCGTCTATATCATAGGTTTTGACCTTGATAAGGCGTGTATAAGGGTGACGGAATGTAGCACGACACGTTGACACTGTAGCCGTTATATCTCGTATCTGCTTATCAAGCAGATTGAAACGCTGAACTGTCGCAAGTATCATCATCTTGCGCTTTCTGCACTGGCAGAGGTGCTGAAAAAGCGGTTTAGGGACGGCTCTTTTACCACCAGAGAAATCACGAGAATTAAAGATAGTACCTATCTCATCAATAACCACAATGCAATTTTTAGGAGCGTGCAGGATATCTTGAGCGGAATTAAGCTTATATATATTCGTCCACTCAGGGAAGTTTTGAAGATTGATATTTGTTAGTATAGACAACTGAGGATAACGCACGCAATAGTTATATGCTATCTGAGCGAGGGTTGACGTTTTACCAGTGCCGAATTTACCGGTATAAAGGTGAATGCCCCAACCTTGAAAGATAGCGGAGTTGTTGAAGTATGCACCGAAAAGGTGGTCATAAACCTCATAGGTAATAAAGGGCGGTATTTGTTTTATGTAGTCAAATAGTATCATAAGATTAATCCTTTCTAAAATAATCAACAAGATGATAAACAGAAAAAATAAGATGATGTATAATAATCTCCAAAAGAATAAACAAAACAAAGCCAAATAAAGCAGTTTGTTTAGGAGTAGTAAAGGGATATGAAATAATACTATTAGAAGTAATTACATAAAAAACTATAAAGGGAGCAATGAAAAACCAAGTATCAAGCATACCACACAAAAAGTTAATTATATGAAATAGTTTTCTATTCATGTAACACCTCACACAGCACTTGCACAACGTGTCATGCGTATCATCACATTATAGAAGAACTTGCAGAAGATACAGAGCATAACCACAGCGAAAACAAACGCCATACCGAGGAGCAAAGCGTCATATCTATTCATGACTTCTTGCGAGAGATCACAGCCCATTGACTTCAATAGCTGAAAAAATGGGTTATTTTCATCAAACACTATGTGTACTTTCATTATCGTTCACCTCACAATCATTAGTTTCAACCGCAGAAACGGCTTTTATTTCAACATCTTCACCGAACATAAAAAACTCTATAAGCTGTTTTCTGTTTCCGCTGAACTCATGTTCAGCCTTAAACCTTTTGAGGTCAATGAAGAAACCTATTACGCCGCTTATGGTGCAGACCATAAAGCAGACAACGAGTATAAACAAAACCAAGTTAAGCATTTTTCTACCTCCTAACGAGCCATACAAGAGAAAAAATCATCAATACGGCAAGAACAAAACATATTATATTAACCATTATAATTACTCCTATCGTTTTAAAAGATATATAATGAAAGCAGATGAACAGGATAAAATCATACTGCCGACAATAACAGAACCAAGAGAAAAAGTATAAGAGCCAAAATCAAAAGTATAAGACATACAGAGAGTTAAATTATAAAAGATAGCTTTGAAAGCATAAATAATATCCATACACACCACCTTATTTAATTAGGTTAGAAACAGCATTAAAAATATACTGAGAAATGTTACGGCAGGCAGTGAAGCCAGTTGAAAAAATCGTTTCAAGAACAGCGTCAGGGATAAGATAAAACAATATAGCAGATACAAGAATAGCAACTACACGCATAATATACCCCCTTATTGAATGACATACTTAATAAGTGCAAGTGTGAGAAATGTAACAAACCATGCTGTAAAAGTAGCAATAAACCAATCAGGAAGAATACGGATTGAAGCAGTTAAAAACTCAAAATATGAGCTAGAGGTTGAAAAAATAGATGAAAAATCAGTATAATCAACACTAGCAAAATTTTTAGAAAAAGTATTATCTTTATCATGCTTCTTCTGTTCTTCAAGTGTGCGTTCTTCTGATAAAGTACCGTCTTTATTTACTGATTGATAAGTACCAGGAGCAACAGGACTTTTTGAAAAATCAAACGGATTTGTTTTAATCATATCAATATCATTGCCCTTGCCGTCTTTAAGCGGAACATATTTCGGATAACTATCAAAACTAAATTGAGCAGTATAAACAGAATAACAATCAGATTTTGAAAAATAATCAAGATAACCAGTATCATCAGTGTCCCATTTATCAACATTAATATAATCAATATTATTAAAGTTAACACCATTAGGACCTCTATCAACACTATAAGCTGATTTAAAGCTACCATTAAAAACAGATTGACCGCTTTCCGTAGGGAATAAAGTTTCACAAGTAAGGATAGAATTAAGAACGGATATAACTTCAAACTTTTCTGCATCTATATTTTCAAGAGGTATAGAAAGCTGATAAGTAGGCAAATTCTTTATAACAGCCTGATATTTTTTATAAGAACAATTTTCAGAAGCTATATCAGATTGCATTGTATGCTTAAAATATTCATTGAAGTCTACAGTAAAGTACGGATACAAACCATTAGCATAAACAGCTGTACTAGTTGAGCCGTCTATATCTCCATTATCTCTATCAATGATACTATAACGTTGTTGAGATAGATATGTATAAACACTGTTTTGTGTAACAGTTCTAAGAGGTTTAGAGGGATCAGATAACGAAATAAAGTAAATACACTTTGACTTACCACAACCAGTTAAATCAAAATCTTTTGCAACATCAAGAGTATTTAGAATAGAATCAAGTATCATTTTTATACTAGCACTATCATAAGTACCTACTTCTTTATCACCTAACATTTCAGCATAACGGCGTATATACCAATCAAGATAATCTTGATTAAGTGTCAAAGTAACATCTATAGACTTTGTTTCATAATCAGAAGTTTTACGTTTAAGATTAAGTTTCAAGTCTGGACTATATGTAACAGTAAACGGAGCAGGAACAGCGTTAGGGTCAGGGGGTTCTAACTCGTTTTCTAAATTGTCAAAATCATATACTTTTGTATGGAAATATACTTTAACAGTTGATTGAACATAGTCATTAAGATTTAATAAACCTTTACATTCAGATTTTGTAAAACCACTAGGTTTAGTAACATTCCAACCGCCATAACCAACAGATTCAGTTTTATTATCAGAAGAATCGAATTTGAATAAAAGACGTTGTGAATCATACTCATAATTTGAACCAAACAAAAATTGATTATTTGTAAAGCTATAATATGCAATAGCGGTAGGGTCAAAATAAAGAATATTAGTTTCTGATGTGCCGTCAGATTTTTTACCATAAACAGCAATATAATTATCAGTTTTAGAGATAGTTGAAGAAAAATTGTTATAAACATCAGTAAAATGCGGAATGTCAGAAGATTTACTAACAATATTCCATTTAACGCTTGACAGGTCATTTTTAGTTACTGTATCATCAGCAAACGCAGGAACGGCACAACATATCATCACAACAAGTGCAGAGATAATACACAACACTTGCTTAATCTTTTTTCTCAATTTATCAACTTCCTTTCAAAAAAATTAAGCGGAGCAATTTGAATTACTCCGCTTATGTAAATGGTTTTGCTTATACAGCGTGTCTGAACTTTGCGAAAAGTCCTGCACCTGAGCCGAGAAGAGACAGACCTACAAGAATTGCAATAGGTACGTTGCTTGTCATAGCGTCCCAACAAGAACCAAAAACAGTAACGGCATTACTAAGCATTGTTGTTACAGCTTCCATTATTAGCAAAACTCCTTTCTTATTAAATTTTTATAACAGCGGTTTCACCGCTTATTATTTTGTGTTGCGGTGAAGTGTTCCGTCTGCATTGATAACGGTGATATCAACAAGCTGAGAACGTCCGTTAAAAATCTGATAGTTCAGCATAACATCACAGCCGAGCAACTTATTGAAATCTTCCGAATTTCCATTAAGTCTGATTGCATTTTCGGTCGGAATTTTCAGCGTATCGACCATTTTTCCATGACAGTCGGGGTTATCAACTTCCTGCAGAAGCTGAAAGACGACCTTTTCAGGGCTGTTTATCTGCTTGCCCTCTATTACTCCGTTAAATGCTTTCTTTTTTGTCCAGCCTACAATAGTTGTTTTCATGTTTTTTCCTTTCTGAGGTTTTTCGGCTTTTCCTCGTGCCTTTTCCTTTGTGTTTCTTTTTCGTGTCCCTTTTGCCCCTGCTGGCGCTGGGGCGGAACGGCAAGCGACTTCATTCGCTTTGCTCATGAATTCCATTGCCTATTTTTTTAACTTAAATTTCTTTTCGCTTCACTCAAATAAATTTAATTTAAAAAAATTCCATGGGACACTCACGTTAACATTTTAAATCATATGTGATTTAACAATATCATTATAAATCATATATGATTTAATGTCAACACTTTTAAACCATATATGATATAATTTTGTGAGAATAACCAATAAAGGGGTGATAAAATTATAAATAATTACTATTTTCCACGATTAAAAGATTTACGAGAAGATAAAGACTTAAATCAAGCAGACGTAGCAAAAATAATAGGAACAACACAACAATACTACGGACAGTATGAAGCAGGGAAAAGACCAATACCATTTGATAGAATTATAACATTAGCAAAATATTATAATGTTAGTATAGATTACATTGCAGGATTAACCAATGATAAGGGCGGATTACATAACAATAGCAAATACAACATAACACAGCAGAACAATAATAGTGCTATTGTAAAAATAAAGGAGTGATAAAATTGAATAGTGTATATAGTATAATTAGTGTTTTAGATGATACAGTAAAATTAATTCTTGCCACACGTTTAATAATAAATCTGTTAATACTCGCACTTATAGTCTATTTAATCTGCAAATTTATTGACCTTTGCAAAACTGTTAATGATCTTTCAAAGAGGAATAAGGAACAGGCGGAACTATTGAAACAGCAAAATGAAACGCTTGTGAAACTAGGGCAGATAATGATAAAAATTAATCAAGATAAAGAGGAGTAGCCATGCTAGAGGAATTATTTCAAAACGCAGAAACAGCAACAGCAATATTCATAGGGTTGAATATAATTTGGCTAGTAATTGTTATTGCTTTAATTATTTGTGTTTTCAACATATCCATAAGACAATCACATCAGGACAGAGGACAAGACACCATAATCAAGCTACTGCAAAACATATCCGACCAACAAGAGGACATACTTGACGAGCTGAAATACCTCAATGACAGCAATGACGTAGACCGACAGGAGCAAGAGGACTACACAGAGCCGAATGACTATCAAGACTTCTGAGTGTCGCCTATCGGCGAGGATACAAAATTCAGACCACTACGGAATAAAGTTGAGAAGCGGTGCGTGTTTGTCACTCCGATATAACACAATCAGAACAAAGGGAACGCACAGCCTTGCGACAGTGTGCAGACCTGCACCCCAGAGGTGGGCGCGTGGCGATGTCACACAAAGTTTTTCACTGCGTTCAAAACTTTGGCGACCGCCACTCAGGCAGGGGACAGGCAAGGCGCACAGCACAGCTTTGTGCGCCCTGCACCCTCAACATTTAATGCTTCGGACATAAAAAAACGCCCTGCGCACTTCGTGCGTGGGCTTGGGGTGGTAGAGGTCGCCTGTTCAAATCAGGTCACTCCGACCAAAAGCCCTCGGTGCGGTTGTTAAATCAATTATCTAATTGTATCTTATCGACCGCCTGTCGGCGTAAATCATCATAACTATGCAAATAAATGTTTGTGGTATCAAGCTTTGTGTGACCGAGCAAGTCGGCAACTGTCTTGACATCCGCTCCGTTAGCGGTCAGCAGACTTGCGAACGTGTGACGGAACTTGTGCGGTGTGAGGTGCGGTAAGCCCTCAGAGTGGGTCTTTTTCCATTCCTCGTTCTTGCGTATAAACATAGTGTTGTATTCCTCATGATAACGGCGAGGGCTGAGAAAGTTCTTTGAGCGAGGATTGCCGAATACAAAATCACAAGTCTGAGGTACAGAAAGCAACAGCTTGTAAGCACTTTCGTTCAACTCAACATAGCGAAATTTGTGATTTTTCGTATCATTCACGAGCCTTGCACAGCCTTTAAGCACAACTACAGTTTGACATACAAAGATACGGCGTGCTTTAAGGTCAACGTTTTCCCAACGCAAGGCGAGTATTTCTTCACGGCGAAGACCTGTCAAGCACTCAAAACGGAACATCTTCATTATAATGCTATCGCCCGAAGTCAGAAACGCCGCTTGCTCTGCCGTAAATGATAGCTGTTGCACTGTTTCAGGACGTTTTCTGCACCGCCTAAGTTCAAAGGCTGAAAGGTCAATGGACGTGTAACGACAGGCATAAGCATAACGCATGATACGCTTAAGAACACTGCGGAGCTTTTTCACTCTGTCAATGCAATATGTATCATCACATATCTTGATAATGTTATTGAGGTCAGAAAGACCGATTTCGGAAAGGTCCTTGCCGTTTATCGGCTTGCAATTCTGCTCAATCACATAGTCGGTTTGCTCAGGATAACGGACAACGCCCTCAAGATATGAGGGGCGAAAGTCCTTGTAATAAAATTCTTTAAAATTCATAGTGATTACTTCCTTTCGAGGGGTTGTAATATCGGGTGTAGTCATTCCATGTACGCCAATACATGGGCTTATAATGGCTACACTCTTTTTGCTGTTATAATGCGTGTGGACGGCTGAAAAGCCCTCTTAAATGCGTTGTAGCGGTGTTCTGCTTTGTACTCTGCAAGAAACAGCCTGAGGAGCGTATCACGCTCAGCAGGGCAACACAGATAAACAATCCTTTTATCCTCTCCTTTCTCCTTGCCTATCGTGCCACAGAGCCACAAATAGAACAGGTTGATTTCTTCCTTGCAAATTTCTTTTTGCTTCATGGTGTACCTCCTAATTTATTTATACCATATTTTTACGGCGTTGTAAAATTGCCGTTTTCTTACATTAAATATTTTTACTTTATTTTGTTTGGCTTGTTTTGCTTTTTCGGATTTGGCGTTGGCTTTTACGTTGGTTTTTCTTTATCGTGTCACTTATGCCACGGCTGACGCTGTGGCGGAACGGCAAGCGACCTTGTTCACTGCGTTCACAAGTTCCATTGCCTAAATTTTTAACTTCTTACAGTCGCTTTGCTCCTTTCAGAATTTAAAAATTTTCCTCGTGACACTAACTTTACGATTTATTTTCAACAAATTTTGAAGTCAAGCCGTCCATAAGTGTGAACAATCCCATTTGTGAAACCTCGTGACGAACGTGTGAACACTGCTCACGGATAGCGTGACTATCACAATGAAGGTCAAAATCAACGTTGTATTTACAATAAAATGTACCGCTGTTATTCTCGGCAGGATATTTGAAACAATACACTATATCATCAATACGCCTTGTAAGCTGTTCAAGCTTGTCTATGCCGTCATTACGTTCAGCCGCCTTTTGATATAGTTCAGTAGGCAGGAACGGAGAAGTTATATATACTTCCGTCCATAACGTCATTTTATTGCTATAACGTGCCGACACTTGCGAACGGTACTTGTCAAGCAAAGTAAGCAAATAGCTATACGAGATACGCCCTCGGAACTCGTCTAGTATTAATATCGGCTCGCCTTGGTAGCCGTCAAAAGGGTGGTCATAGTCGGTTACACGATATATATTAACATCACCATGCTTTTCACATAACTCAATGTATGTGTAAGATTTTCCGCAACCTGTACCGCCAAACAGCCAATGAACTTTTATATCACGCTCGGGGGGCGTGTTGTCCTTGCGGTACAAGTAAAATAATTCTTCTGTTGCCGTTTTTGACTTGATAGCCTGCGGATATTGTCTATAAATATCGTTCGGAGTTTGTCCGCTGTATATCAAATCACGAATATCAGACATTGAAATCAAATCGTTTCGCTTGCCTTGACAGCCTTTTATCTCACCGACCTGTGATTTTGCGATTATCTTTTCGCCCTTTTCCTCGAACTTGCCGACCTTGTTTATATAGTCCTCGACTTGCTTTTTGTTTCCTTTGGTTATCTCAATATGTACCTTTGGAAAAAGCTTTTTCAAGGCAGACAATGGACGGAAAGTCTTTTCACTTTCAAAAACGCAATGCAAGTGTTCAAGACCGAGGGCGGACACACAGAATAACACCGCTCCTGTTCGCTTATCATCATCACCGACCCACTTATTAAGAACATCATCACATATCTGCTGTTCTGTCAATGAATGATACTCCGTAGGCTCTTGCTTTAATATAACCGCCTTGCCGTTCTCGTCTTTGATTATTTCACCCTCTTCATTGTGCTTGTATGTAATATCATAGCGAGGATTGTTTATAACGCAGAACGCAGAATGGCAACTGAAATCAGCCATATTAACATCACCACCTTTTGTGCAGAAGTTGTGCAAATATTTTCGCACAAGATTAATAACGTAGATACGCAGATTTATAAACTTTGTGCAATGTGCAGAAGTCGGGGGTAATACTAACCCCGACTTCATTAGAGTACAGAAGAACGCCGAGAGGGAAGCGAAAAGGGGGAATCTTGAACGGCGTTCCCCTCTTGCGAATCATTGAAATCATTGAAATGTTGAAAACCTGTAAGCTGTTGTTTCCAACATTCCAACAATTCCAACAATACGCAATTCACCCCCAGCCGTTCGCATGATAGATTTCACGGATAGAAAAATCAGAAATCATTCTAAGATTTAAGTTCACCGAACTTTTCACAAGTACGGCAAGAAAGATTAAAGAGCCTATCATGAAGGGCACAGTGAAATTGATAGTCAAGTGAAAGATCTCTCCGCAACTCACCGAGAGTGTATTCTATTTTCCCATACAAAAGAAAAGCATCAAATATATTAATTACTTTACGATATTCACGATAAAAGTGAAGATACTCACGAACATAGTAGTTTGAAATAGTCATTTTCAGCAATCCTTTCAAGTTTGATTAATGGAGTGGGGCTGAAACAGTCAACCCCCTAGAGCTGTTAAAATTCAAGAAAACGATAGAATGTACAAAGATTGCAAACAAGTAAGCGATCATTATCACGAGAAACAGCTATACGAAACATATGTGACGTATTATAAGAATACCAAGCATTTTCAGCAAATGAGCGAGCTTCTTTAGCATTATGAGCGTAGCAATAGTAAAAATAATGATGTTCACCGAATTTTTTAATATAAAATTTAACACGATATAGTACAAGTTTTTTCATTTTAAACACCCTTTCTGCGGTTTGTGGGTTATCCGCTTTCCCTTTGTCTGTATTAAGTATACACTATATCTAGTCCATATGCAATGGATATAGTGTAAAGTATTTATTAAATAATTATTAACTAGATATAGTGTATATTGTGGTTGACAAATTACAATAGATATAGTATAATGTAAAAAAGGTGGTGAGGTAATGGCGGTATCAGAAGCCAAGAAGAAAGCTAATGCAAAATGGAACGCAGAAAATCTCGAAAAAATACAGTTTTATGCTCCAAAGGGGTTTAATCAGATGATAAATGACCGAGCAAAAGAGCTTGGTTTATCAAAAGCAGGATATCTCAAAAAGGTTATCACTGATGAGATAAAATCCGCAGAGGACAGCCACATTGTAATAAAGACACATACAGACGAGGGGTGAGAACATGGGTTTAATTGAAATGAGTGAAACAGCTGTTGCAACGGCTGTTGTGATAGCAATAGTTGCTATCATAATCAACATAATATTGTTTGTTGCGATAATCTGCACGGCAGGCAACACAGAAAAGACATACAAGGAATTACAGGAAACCAACAAGCGACTTGAAATGATGAACAAGAACTTGTTAGACACTAATATGATACTGATTAATAGATTTAGTCAGGGCAATAATTACAACAAAGACAACAACAACTCGCAGTGAGCCTCACGGCAACCACTGCGAGTTGTTTCATTACCAAGCATTTTTCCGCTTGCGGATAGATTTCTTTTGCTTTCGGTCAAGTGGCTGTGTGTTAGGCTCTATGCCCTCACGATTGGCGAGTATTTCTTCATCGCTGAGATACTCTTTAGCAAGCATATTAGTGACAAGCTGTGATGTATCGTAGAACTGACGGCGTTTATTAGTCTGTAGATACGTTCTATTATACATCTGTGCAGGCGTATAAGCCTTATTTTCCGAATAGAGTTCGTATTCCTCTATATCATAGGTGTAACCTGTCTGTATACGGCAGAATGGGTGTTTGAAATGAGTATGGCAAGCGGTCACGTCTGCGGTAATATCTCTTATTTGTTTGTCAAGCAAGTTGAAACGTTGCACTGTTGCATATATCATCATACGCCGTTTACGGCATTGGCACAAATGCTGAAATAGAGGTTTAGGAACGGCACATTTACCGCCCGAGAAGTCACGGCTATTGAATATAGTACCTATTTCATCAATAAGTACAAGCGTGTTTTTAGGGGCGTTGAGGATATCTTGTGCAGTGTTCAAGGGAAGTATCTCCGTATAATCGGGAAAGTTTTTGATATTAATATTTGTCAAGATATGAAGCTGAGGATATTTGCGACAGAGTTCATAAGCCTCAGCGACCATAAGAGAGGTTTTTCCTGCACCGAATTTGCCGACAAATAAGTGTATACCCCAACCGTTGAAGATCTTCGACCAATTAAAATATAAGGCTGTAGCCTTGTCATAAGCTACATACGCCGCCAAAGACGGCAGGCGTATGAAGTAATCGAAAAGGACCATTTATTTATCACCCCAATTAAAAATAAAATAAAGTATAACAGAGATAATATACAAAGCAAGAATAGTAAACAAGGCTATCACCTCCGAGGATTGAAAAAGCGAATCATAGCATTATAGAGCATTTTCCACAGCAGAAAAAGCATAATGCAAGCAAAGACGAACTCCAAGCACAGCACGCCAAACTGTTTCCACGTTTTAATAACGTCAATAGCGGCTAAGTCACAGCCAAGAAGCTTTAAAAGCTGATAGCAAGCGTTTTGAACATCATATAACACATTTACCACCCCACTTTCTCAGGCTCTTGCTTGTCGCTCTGTGGCGTGTTCTGTGGCTGTTCAGCCGATTGCTTTTTTAACTCCTGTTCCTCGTATAGTGCTTCTATAAGCCGTTTACGAGGGAGCGACAAATCTTTATCAGATTTAAAGGCGTGCAAGTCCATAAAGAACGCCACCACGCCGAGAACTGCACTGATAGCAAGAATTACTATCAGTGACAGGACGAATAATTTTAATATTGCAACCATATTAACAACTCCTTATGTATTATGAAAAAGATAACGTAACAGGGCAACGGAGCAGGATATAACAAACAATCCTATAATCATTGCACCTACTGTAAAGCTAAATTCACCGAAACGAATACGCAAGCACATCAAGTGTTGTATTGATACAAACAGCGACTTCATAAGTGAAAACCAATCCATTTTGCACCCCCTACTTCAAGACCCATTTAACAACGCATATTGCTAACATGACAACAAAGAAAGAGATAAGGATAGTTAAGAACGTTGTGGGCAAAATGCCGATACTTGCAGTTAAGAACTTGAAGAAGTCGGACGAGCCGTCAAACACTGATTTAATGCTGTCAAGTCCGAAATCAACAGAACCGAAATTTTTATCAAGATTTTTTTGTTCCTCATACTTCTCGAAATCGTCAGGAGCAAGACCGCTTTCTCCGTTTTTATCCATATCATAATCATACATATAATCAGGAGTCAACTTCTTATCAAGGTAATCAGTAAACGGCTTGTTTGTATCCATTTCAGCACCATTCTTGAAGATTTTCGGCTTATATTCAGGATAATCTTTATAATTAAATGCCGTTGACGTTACACAATAGTAGTCAGGCATTACAACGTCTGTTCCCTCGCCTGTTTCGGGGTCAGCATTTACTGTTACAATCTGCTTTGTATTCAAAGAACCTTGATTGCACAAATAACCTTGATTGTCAAGGTCGAAGTAATCAGGGGTAGGAACTGAAAGAGAGGTTAAGCGACCATATACCACGATATAAAGCTTTGTATCGGCTGTGAACTGTGAACTATCAAGATTTTCAAGATTGATAGTAACATTCTTGACAGAGCCACCCTTGCCAATTATATAGCCAGCATTTATGCCCTCTGCCTTTATCCATTCCGTAGGCTCTTTGTTATCGTCCGTAACATCATCAACAACGCCACTTGTAGTATACATATATTTGCCATAGTCCAACGAGGTATAAACAGCGTTTTTAACGCTTTCTTCATAAGACGACTTTTCAGGGGGGGAAGTAGTAATATAACATACAAATTCATATGTATAATCTTTGAGTTCGTCATAGCTGTCACGGAGTTTTAAAAATTCGTCCGTTAGTGTGACACGGACGTTAAGACCATTGCTTTCAATTTCCTGTCCGTCATTACTTGCACCCGGAGCGACAAGAGTTCCCTTGCGGCTCATGCCCTCAGAGAGAGTGGGGGAATAATCGACAGTAAAGGGAGTTGGTGGAGCGTTAGGGTCTTTTATAACATCATCATCGCCGATTTTAACATTGCAGTTACTACCAAAAGTGTATATTTGCCACGCAAGAGCATAGTCATAATTGGAAGAACTTTCACCATTCAAATAAACCTGAGAAAATTCATTATTACGATAATTCCAAAAGCAACGATAAACTTTAAAGGACTTACTATCAATGTTTTTTAGATAGTAATGATCTTCATTTTTGACAATCTCAAAATTATTACTATCATCACAATTAAACCAATAAAAACCGTATTGAGAATAAAAGGAATCAGATTGAGGAAGCATAAAAACGTAATTTTTAAAGTAGTCAGGGTATTTTTCAATGAGTTGTGGAATAATTTCTTTATATGTGAAATCATCATCAGATTTATACTGACCTAAAGGCAAATCAGAATTAGAAAAAGCAAATGCAGGAACGGCACAACATATCATTAACACCATAGCGGAGAGGATTGACACAAACCGCCGAAGTTTATTTTTCATTTAGTTTTCTCCTTTCAAAATAAAAAATGCGGAGCGGATTGACCGCCCCGCACAAGCGAGTGTTTATGCCTTACCCTTTGTAAGCTTACGAATAACACCGACAGCCACACCGAGGAGCGAAGCACCAACGAACACCATAACAAGCGGATTGCTTGTCATAATAGTCCAGACCTGTGACACAAGGTCGGTAATTGTAGATACACCCGAAGTAATAGCAGTTGTTTCACCTGCAAGAACTGAAATAGGCATATACTTTAATCTCCTTTGGTATGATATTAGCATAGTCCAAACTGCTGACTACAGTGGTGACAGGCTATGCTTATTTTGATATAATAAGAAGGTAATGGACTGACGGTCATCTCCTTAGAACTAAGCGTTC